AGTCGGATGGTGGGCGGTCCCGCTCGCCATCACCGTCGCGAGCTTCATCGCGGCCTACAAGTTAGCGGCGGAGCCGGATCAATGCGGCTACTTCCCCGACTTTGGGGCGGCCATCTCGCTCGCCGCCAACATCGCGTTCGCGATCATCGTGTCGCTGGTCGCTTGGCTGGTTTGGGCGCTGGTAGGGTAGGGGCAAAATGGATCACATATCGATCAAGAACGCGACCCGCCACAACGTCGGCGCAAGCCAAGGCTACATCGGGATCGACATTCGCGACGAGGTCGCGGAGGGCACGCCGATGATGGCGATCACGCTCCGGCCAACGGCCGAAGAGCTTGCGCGGCTGAATGCCGGCGACCCGATCGTGCTTCGCATCCTTGGGCAGCACTGGCCGCCGGTCATGCTCACCGTCGGCGATGCTCCCGACTACCGCGCCTTGGTCTTCTCCGCGCTCGACAGCGCGAAGGAGGGCGGCCACTTCGCCGAGGGCGAGCTACTTCACGGGTCGACGGCCGACGAGATCGCCGCCGACCTGATCGCCTACGACGCGGAACTAGAAGGCTGCGAAGACCCCGTGGTGCTTGCGCCCTTCGTCAAGCAATGGCTGGAGAAGACCGATGGCGACCCCGCAAATTGACAAGCTCTCGCCCATCCTCCGCGAGCTATGGAGCGCGCTCGCGGCCGGCTCGATCCTGTGCAGGGAAGTCGCGGCCAGCGAAGGCGAGGCCGCACAAGGCGGCTTCGTCTGGTTTGTGCATCCGAGCGGGCGGCGCGTCCGCAAGGATGCCGCCGAAGGGTTGGTCCGCCTTGGCTTGCTGGAGCCGTGCGGCGACGCGCTTTTCCCCGGCGAAGGGCAGACGTATCGGCCGCCTGGTCACGGCATCCGCAACGGCTGACAAATTTTTTTGTTTTACCGCTTGACGGCTCCGTTTTGGTGGCCTAATTCTAGGCCATCAACACGGAGACGCAGTCATGACCTCTTACGCAACTTTCCTCGCCGGCAAGACCAACATCAAGCACGGGACGCACGAAGGTCGGCCGCTGGTGCTTGGCTTCATGGTGGGGTGGCACAATGAGGACGGCGGCTTCGAAATCCTCTATGCGCTGAAGGCCGACGGCACGATCCTGAAGACCGGCACGATCGACAGACCCAATCCGAATTTCAACAAGGTCGGCCGCAAGTGGACCGCCGCTGACGCCATCCCCGACGATGCCGAATTCATCGGCAATTACCCCGACGACATGCACGCGGCGCGCTAAAGCGCCGCTCTTCTCTCCCTGCCACGGAGCTACCCCATGACCACGCAACGCGTACAAATCCCCGCCTATACCGATCGTTGGATGATGGGCGACCGCTTCGGCGAGATCGTCAAGGTGACGAAGAACCGGAAGAGCATGGCGGCCAAAGTCGGCGAGGAAATCGCGCATGTGAAGCTGGACAAGTCCGGCAAGACCGTGAAGGTCATTCTCGACGATTGCACGGTTGTCTGACATGAGCCTGAAGCGCGACCTAGAAAACCAAATCGCCGGCTTCGACATGATCGGGGCGCCCTCGCTCATGCAGCGCTTCGTTGTGCGCAACGCGCGCGGCGAATTCCCCGGCTCGCCCTATCCCTTCACGCCGGGCACGCCGAAGCAATGCTTCACGAACGCGACGAAGCTCGCCGACGGCTCCGGCCTCACCTATTGCGAAGGCTTCGTCTGGCGCGTCGGCATTCCGCTCGCAATTCATCACGCATGGTGCATGGACGGCGACCGCGTCGTCGACCCGACGCTCCGCGACGTGACGGAGGAAGACCGCTTCCTTGGCGTCGAGTTCGACATGCAGACTGTTCGCCGGGAGATTTTGCGAACCGGCGTCTATGGCCTTCTCGACAATGGGCGCGGCGTCAATCACGCCTTCATTTTTGCCCGCGACCCGGAGCTTCGCGCCATCGTCGAGGCCATCCGGCCCCATTCGATGTTCGCCCTGTAATCCTGCCACGGAGAAGACGCATGTCACCTAGACCAATACAGGACCCCGTAACCAAGCCCGACGGCGATTGGGGCACGCTCACGACGCATCCGGCCTTCGGCCAGATTTCCGCGCATCGCATATCCGGGCATTCAGTGCTTTACGGCTCCGACTTCCGGCACAATGCGAGCGTTCGTATACGCATCGCCCGGAGCAAGAACCGCCGCAACCTGTCGCACGATTGGCACCATGCCGAGCAAGAGCTTATCGAGGTCGAGGTTTCCGAGGCGCAATGGGCCACGTTCATTTCATCCATGAACACGGGGGACGGCACCCCCTGCACAATCCTTCAGGTCCAAGGCGAGCAAATGCCCGGCCTTCCGGACCCGATCGACCGGAGCAAGCAATTTGCCGGAGAGCTTGACGGCAAGCTAAGGGGTTGCGTCGGCGAGCTTCGCGGAATGATCGCGGCGATGGACAGCATGGGCTTGCCGAAGGGCAAGACGGCCGCGCTCCGCGAGCTTCTAGAGAAGATCGACCGTGAGCTTACCGCCAATCTGCCCTTCGTCGCCGACAGCTTCGGCAAGCACGTCGAGAAGACCGTCGAAAAGGCGAAGCAGGAAATCCACGGCTATATGCAAGGCGTAGTGAACCGAGCCGGCATCGCGGCGCTGAAGGGCGAGCCGCTGCCGCTCCAGATCGAGGCAAGGAACGACGATGACAAAACGCGGTGAATGCGTCCGATACGCCGACGCCGAGCTTTATCTTGTGCGGGCCGCCAAACAAGGAGAATGGGCCTACATCACGATCAACGAACGGCTTGGCCTGTTTCAGGCTTGCTCCAGCTACGGCAACTTCGCCTATTGCTGGACGGCGATCGGCAAGGGCACGCTGAAGGAATTCCTCGCCGACCTGAATTTCGATTATTTCTTCGGCAAGGTCGCGGCGTCGAGGGGCGAGCGCTTCAGCGCCGCCAAGTCGGCCGAGGCCATGAAGACCTTTGCCCGCGAAATCCGCCGGGACGGGGCGATCACGAAGAGCCAAGCGCGCGGCGTCTATGACGTGGCCGAGCGTGCCGCCGAGGCGCATGACGAACGCGAGTTCTTCGACATCATCGACGACAGGGACGTTTACGCGCTCTACGACGGCGACTTCCACGGCATCGCCCGGCATGAACGCGACCCGCAATGCGTCGGTTTTTGGGAGCATATCTGGCCGGAGTTCCTGAAGGCGACGAAGCCTAAGCGCTACCGCATCGTGCCGAAGCAAGACTTCGGGTCCGGCCCCGGTTACTGGATGCCGGGCGTTCCCGGCGGCGTCGGAACGGGAAGCTACGGCTTCGTCAAGTCCGGCTTCGTCGTCACCGACGGCATGTGCAACGTCATGCCCGGCGCGACGTGGTTTCGCACGGTCGCCGAGGCTTTCGCGGGGATTGCGGCGCTGGAGAAGAGCGAAGGCAATTCCGACGTGTTTTGGAACATTTTGCAGGATCAAAGGGCGGCAGCATGACCATCGCGGACAGGGCAAAGCGCGTGCGCGCATGGATCGAAGGCGGAGGCTCATCGTGGGGCGCGCCGATGCAGGATATCGAGGCGCTGACGGATGCTGCCGAGCGCGACAGCCCGGCGGCGTCCGTCATGCTGAAATCCGGCGATGCCGTACTCGCCTATCCGGGGTGCCCCTCCGCATGGAGAATAAAACCGGAGGACATGCCGAAAGCGAGTTCTCTGGACGCCCTCCGTTGGGAAAACGCAGCCGACCCGATTTCGCCGGCCGACCTTGTGGCCTTCGCAGGGGAGATCGAAGTCGGCGGCGTTGTGCAGTCCACCAACGGGTTGCGCTTCCGTTGGGAAATCGTGTCCCTGTCTGGCGGCCCCGCTCACCGCTCCGGATGGAGCGAGGCGCTGGAGGATGCGAAAGCCAAGGTGCAAGAGCTTTGGGACGCGTGGAAGGCGAGGGCGGGCCTGTGAGCTACGGATACAACGAAGCCACCACGATCGACGAAGCCAAGATGGCGGCCCTGAAGGAAGCGCTATCGCGCGCCGAGCGCCGGGAGAGGGCGGAGACGGGGATCAAAGAGCCGAAGCCGGCATTCGAAGGTACGCGCGCGGAGCGCCGACGCGCCGCCGCATTGGCGAGGGGCCGGCGATGACCGACCGGGAGAAGCTCTTCAAACGCATCCGCGCCCTCGCGGCGATGACGGTCGAGAACGGATGCACCGAAGACGAAGCGATCACGGCCGCCCGCAAGCTCGCCGACATGCTGGAGGCGCACAACGTCACGCTCGACGAAGCCATGCTCCGCGAGAACCCCTTCGCGCGCCACGACGAAGCCCATGACGACGCCGTGGGCGAGCGTATGTGGAAGCCGGCGCTCGCTATAAGCGAATTGACCGGAACCCGCTTCTGGCGCGGCCGTGCCGGCGTGAGGCCATATCGGGCGACGTTCTTCGGCTTCGACCATGAGGTCGAGGTCGCGAAGTACCTTTTCGCGATCGTTCTCCGGGCCATGCAGGACGGCAGGGCGCGCGTAGAGCGCGAGGTCGCACTATTCGCGCCAATACGTCGCCGAATGCGCGTGGCGGCGTTTCTGGACGGTATGGCGGACACGCTGGCAAGCCGCATCCGCGAGCTTATCCTTCCGACGCCGACGGGAACCGGATTGATCGTGTTGCGCAATGCGCTAATTGACGACGCGATCGAGGCCGCCGGGATCAAGCTTGGCGATACCAGAGGGCGCCCGTCGAGATCGGCCGACGCCGACTACCGGCGCGGGGTCGAGGCCGGCGAGGCGGTCAACCTCAATCGCGGGGTCGCCGGCCCCACGGAGCATCAACGGAGGATCGCATGAGCGAGAGAGACGACGAAGTCGAAATGATGCTGGAGGCTTTTGCCCTCACATTCTCTGTCGACCACGAATTTTGGGAAGGATCGCCTGTGCGCCAAGCCGCGCTGGCGATTATCGAAAGACGGGGCGGCCGTGAGGCTGTCGTGGCATCTTGGGAAAAGCGAGCCGTTGCGGCGAAGGGCGGCCAGTGAAGCCACCGGCCGGAGCCGAGACGGTCGAGACGGTCGACGGGCGGCTCTTCTACTCGACCGACAATTGGTCGACCGTCTTCGTCATCGTGCGCGGCAAGCGCCGGAAGGTGGCAGGCGACGAAGCCGACCTCGCGCGGTTCCTCGCCGCCGCACAGTCGAGCGCCGGGCCATGAGCCGCAGCCGAGGCGGCGAAGCTTCAACGACCTCGACGAATAGCCCAACAAATTAATTTGTTTTTCCGCTTGACCGTTCCGTTGGCGTGGCCTAAATCTAGGCCACTACCACGGAGAACGGCAATGAACATTGGCATCTACAGAAGCTCGTTTTGCAAGCTCACGTTGGTCCGCGACGGCTTCGCCACGCTGGACGCGGCTGAAGAGTATGCGCGCGCCAACTACCGCATCGAGTATTTCGAGCGCGACGCCTACACGCACCACGCGGCCGACTTCCTGTCGAAGGACGGTGGCGTCTATGCAATCCAGCCTACCAAGGGAGCCTAATCATGGCCTTTGTCATCCGCTCAATGTCCACGACGGATTATGTCCCTGCCGGCTACGGCCGGCCGGAGCAAAAGCCGGTCCCTTATCACGTCTATCTGAAGCCATACGGCAAGCGCGCCGGAGCATGGTGGGCGAAGAGCCTCCATGAAGCCATGCGCTTCGAAACCGAGGCGGAGGCGATTGAAGAGATCGGAAACCATGTGCTTTCCGACAGCGCGGAGGTTGCTCCGGTCGACGCCGACGCGCGTGGCCTTCCGACCTATTGGGAAAACCAGAAAGCCCGCCGCAATGTGTGACACCGCTAAGACCTTCGTCATCCGCCAAATGTCCACGAAGGGCGCATTCGGCCGCGTCTTCAACTCAAGGTCGGACTTCAACGGCCGCGACCCGATCAGGCCGTATCATATCTATCTGAAGCCGCGCGGCGAGCGCGCCATCGGATGGTGGACGAGAAGCGTTGCCGACCGCGCCACGTTCGCCACGCTGGAGGAAGCCGAAGCCGAGATCGCCAGCGCCTTCGCCGGCAAGGGATGGTACGCCATGCCGCAAGCCGTATCGATCGACGACAAGTCGACGTTTTGGGGTTTCCAGAAGGGCCGCTCCGAATAGTCGGCCGCCGCCAGCGCCTTCTTTTATAGCGACACCGGAAACCCCTCCGGACTGACAAAGAAAATTGTTGACGTGCTTCCGGGACTGGCCTAAATTTAGGCCATTCCGACCCTACCAACGGAGCGAACCAATGGACTTTTCCGATCTCGATACCGACCCGATGACCTCAACCGCGCCGCGCGCTCTGTCGTCGGCCGCCGAGCTTCAGGCCCGCGCGCATATCGCCAACGGCGGCGAGGTTGCCGCGCACGATTGCCCGCGTTGCTCCGGCTCCGGCGTCTGGCGCGGCAATTACCGCAACTTCCCGTGCAAGGCTTGCAACGGAACCGGCAAGACCACGGCCGCGAAAGCCGCCGCCGCGAAGGGCGCGAAGACGAAGGCCGCCAACGCCACCAAATGGCGCGAGGATCATGCCGACGTGATCGCCTACATGCACCGCCGGGCGGAGCGCGGGTCGAACTTCTACGGCAAGCTTCTCTCCGATTTAGAGCAGTGGGGCACGCTGAAGGATTACCGCGTCGAGAGCATCCGCAAGGATATGGAAGGCGACGAAGCCCGGCTTCAGGAGTTCCGCGCCAAGCGCGACGCCGAAGCCGCGACGAAGTCCGGCGACGTAGGCGTCGAGCGGATCAATGCGCTCTTCGCCAAGGCCGCCGAGAAGCTGAAGGCTCCGATCTTCCGGACGGAGCATCTGACCATCAAGCCGGCGAAGCGCCAGCCCGGCGTGCTGTATGTGACCGACAAGCGGGTCGACGATCCTAACGGCGGCAAGGCCGGCTATGTCGGCAAGATCGTCGGCGGGAAGTTCGAAGCTCGCCGCGAGGCGATGGCGGACACGCTGGCGATCCTGTGCGAGATCGCCGCCGACCCACTGGAGAGCGCCGTGAAGTACGGCCGCGCAACCGGCGTCTGCGGATGCTGCGGTCGCGCGCTTTCCGACCCGGCCAGCGTCGCCGCCGGCATTGGCCCGGTATGCGCCGAGAATTGGGGGTTGTGATGAAGCGCTACGCACTCCACGCCGTCGCCCTCGTCGCCGGTCTGGCGGTCATCGCCGCCAATGTCGCCTTCGTCGCGTCGACAGGGCGGCTCCCGGTTTCCGCCTTCGACCTTCTCAACTGGATTTTTGGACTATGAGCCGAGCCTTCGAAGACCGATGCGCCGACAAGTGCGGCGGCGCGGCTTGCCCTCCCGGCTGGCCTTGCTCTTGCCGGGGGTGGGCGGCCGACGAAGCCGACCCCGATCGGCGAAGGGAAGATCGCGACGAACGTCGCCAACTGGAAAGGGAAGACCGATGACCGAAGCGGCTTACGAAGCGAAGTACGGCAAAGGCCCCCATTTGACGGTCGACGCCGTGGTTCAAAACGGCAACCGTGAAATCCTGCTTGTGAAGCGCCGCGACAATGGCCTTTGGGCGCTGCCCGGCGGGTTTCTGGACCCGGAGGAAACGATCGTCGAGGCCGCAACGCGTGAGACGATGGAAGAGGCGGGGATCGACCTTCATAACGCGGCGGTCGGACGGCGCGAGGTCTTCGACGCCATCGACCGCGACCCGCGAAGCCGGATTGTGACGACGGCCGTCCACTTCGTTCGGGTCGACCTTCCGACGCCGGTTGCGGGCGACGACGCGGCCGATGCGGCGTTCTTCCCGCCGGAGCATGTCGCGGAGCTTGATGCGAGCGGCCTCATATACGCCGACCATGCGGAAATCATCGCCGCGCTCACACAAGACGCTTGACGCGGTCGCCCAATGGCCTAATTTTAGGCCGCCTACCAACGGAGACGAAACCCCCATGACGAAGCCCGAAACGATCGACCTCACCCCGACATGGTCCGGAATATTGCCGGCTCTTCTCGCGCTGCTGGAGAACGGCACGGAAACGGGAAAGCTGACAGCCCGACAGGAGCTTGCCAATATGGCTCGCGCGGCCGACCGCGCCGTCGAGCTTGCCAAAGCGCCGGCCGCCGACAAAGCGCCGGCCGCCGTCGGCCAGATCGGATACATGGAAAAATGAAGCTCGCCGACATGCTTGTCCAAGGCGAGCCGCCCGCGAAGTTCGCAAAGGCGCTCGCCGTCATCGCCGACCGGCTGCATCCGCTCTTCAATGCCGAGCCGTGGATTGCCCGGCACGACAAGAGCAAGGAAAGCTGCGTGCTGGCTTCGCTCGCCGTCCGCGACTTCCTGCGGAAGATCGGCTTCAAGGGTACGGAGGTCCGGCCTGTCGTGTTCTTCGTCAACGCGACCGACGCGAAGGGCGAGCAAATCCACTCGCTAGGTTGCGGCTATCCGGACATGGAGGAAGTGCGCCGCCAAACTGGCGTGAAGAGCAATGGTTGGCCCGGCCATCTTGTCGTCTCCGTCCCCTCGACCGGCTACATGGTCGACACGACGCTCTATCAGGCGAACCGGGACGCATGGCCGGATTTGCCCGGCATGATCGCCGCCAAGCTGGTCCCTGCCACGGAGGATGATCGGTTTTGGGGATTGCTTCCACTCACAGGCATCGCCGCGACACGCGAGGATGGCGGGCGGCTCGACCTCCTATGGCTCGATCAGCCGGAGAACAAGCTATGGCGCGATGCCGGCGACGCTCGCTACAGAGAGCGCCGGAGCAACGTCGTGAAACAGATGGTGGCCGCGTTCGGCCGCTGGACCGACTGAAAAGGATCTTCGGAATGACGGAAATGCCGACCCGCGAGGCGATCGTCGCCCGCTTCGTCGCGAAGATGGCGCTCGAAACGGTCGCCAGCCACGACTACGCGACCCGCTTTTGCAATGACCTCGCGACCGCGATCTCCGCGTATTGCAAGGTCGAGGCGGAGCGCGTGGCCGTCGCGGCGGAAGTCGCTCGCGTCTCGACCATGAGCCGCGAGGAAGTGATCGCGGCATCGAATGAGAACCGCGCGGCGCGGCGTCGCGCTGCCAAGCTACAGGGGAGGCGGGTTTGATGCTGTCGCATACCGTCTTCACGGCCGTCGTGTGCTTCGCCGCCCTATGCGAGCCTATGGAGCTTCGCGTTTGGGACGGCGACACGCTCCGGATAGGCGGCGAGCCTGTCCGGATCATGAACGTCGACACGCCGGAAATCGGCGACAAGGCGCGGTGCCGAAGCGAGGGCGCCCGCGCGGTCAAGGCGAAAGATCGCCTTGCCGAGCTATTGCAGTCGGGGAAGGTGCGCGTGACAGCGCATGGCCGGGACAAATACCGGCGGACGCTCGCCGTGATCTCTGTTAGAGGGCGAGACGTTGGCGACACGCTGGTCGCCGAAGGCTTGGCGCGGACATGGTCCGGACGCCGTGAGCCGTGGTGCTGAAGGGGAAACGATGCGCTACCTCATCCTCGCGACCGACACGCACGAAGGCGACACGACGGTCTACTACACGTCGGCCGGCTGGACTGCCCTCCGCAAGCACGCCGATCGCTTCACCGACGCCAAGGCGAAGGAATGGCTCGCCAAGCTGCAAAGCATCGCGGGCGTGCCGGAACGCTTCCGCGACATGGCGATCGTCGCCGACTAGCCGTGAACCTCAATCATTGAAATCTGGCCCTCCAGAAAGGCTGTGACTTCGTCGGCCGTCATGCACGTCAGCATGAGGTTGATCGCCGTCTCGCATCCGATCATGGAAGCGCGCTGTCGAAACTCTTCGGCGGCGCGTTTTTCAATTTCGCCGATCGCGTCTGAATTCTTTTCCTGCATAATCCCCTCTATTTTGCCCGTGGGCGCACGTTGGCGGCCTCGCCGCTGTCTCCGGTCATCCGGATAGCGCCGAGGCCACTCCACGGCCGTTTATTTCAGTTTGCAAAGCTGGTCGCATTCGCCGACCGCGTCGCCGAAGCGAACGATCGCGTCGGCCGCGTAGCTCGCCGCGAGCAGACAGGCGACCAGAGCCGCCAATTGAAGCGCGGCGGAGCCGAGGCTTTTCGGTCGATCGGGGAGCTTCATGTCAGTGCCTCCCGAAGGTGATGTATTGGCCGACCTTCTCGACCGCGACGATCATGCCCGTCACGAAGGCGAAGATCACCGCGAGCCATTTGGCGAAGCGGCCGGCCGTCTCCCGGTCGCGGGAAAACTGGATTGACGCCTCCAGATACTTCACGCGCTCCGGCGTGAGGTTCGCGAAGAACTGGCGGACCTCCGGCGCGAGATCATCGAAGCGCGCTTGATCGCTGCTATCCGACACGGCCGCCCTCCGTCCCCGCCATGCGGTCTTCTCCGGCGGCGAGCCGCGCGGCCTGTGCTTCCTTCAGGCGAGCGACCCAAGCCTCCGCCGCGTGCAGCGCGTCGGCGTCGATCTTCGACTTGCGCCGGTTGTCGATTAGCGTGCCGTGCGCCCTCGCGTCGATCAGGATGGCGCAACACGCCATGACCGCGCCGAGGTTGTCGACCCCCGTATCGCGCGTGAAATCCTCGCCCACGTCGAAGAGCTTCAGATGCCGCATCCCCGCGTTGATGTAGGTCAGCGCCTCGATAGGATCGTCGCGCCAATTGTGCGGGTCGTACTTCATCAGCCCGTCATAGAGCGCTTCTAGGCACGCGAGCCACGCGGTCATGGGCAGATAGGCCATCGGCGGCTTCTTATCGCCGTAGCGTTGCTTCGGGTTCGGTGGGGCCGGCTCCGTTGTGCCAGGCGCTTTTGTGACAGGATCGCGGTTCGGACAGGCCGTGCCCCACTCCGCGCCGCACTTGCCGCAACGCTGGTCGATCGGCGTGCGCGGACAACCTTCGGTCATCGTGCCCCCTTTGCCGGCCTCGCCGGTCCCTGCTTGATTTCCAGCGCGTCGACCAAGGCGTTGTGCCTTGGCGCGCACTCGCCGAGCCGGCTGCGGTCGGTCCCCCAACCCGTGCCGACCTCCGGCTCCGTAAGGTCGCGGTGCGGAACGTCGCTCACGCCGCCGCACCGCTTCAGAAGCTCGCTATCCGCCGGTATGCGGGCCTCATAGGTGACGACGGAGAGCTTCGGCCGGCTAGCGCCCGACAGCGTCGAGAGCAGTTGACAGCCGCTTAGAGACAGCAGGAACGTTGCAGCGACGGCCAGTTTGAGGGTTGCGTGCCAGATCATCGGTGATTTCCTTCAGGTGGCCTTGCGCGGTGGCACGTCGGGCGGCCTCGCGAAGGTAGTTTCGTTCGATGGCGGCGATCTCCGCCTCTTGGCGGCTCCGCTCTTCGGCGGCGTCGCGCTCCAGCCGAGCTAGTTCGGCCGCCCACGCGGCTCTTTCGAAGGCTTGACCGGCTTCGAAGCCGGCGCGGCGCTCGATCTCGACCCGGCCTAGCGCCAGCCGGTCGACGAAGGGGCCGATCGCCGGCACATACCGGATGATCGGGACCGCCTTCGGGATTTCCTTGATGATCGGGACGCCCTCGTAAAAGACGAAGACGCCGATCGCCACGATCGCGGCCGGCGACAGCCGCGACAGGAGCCAATAGATGACCGTCATTGCGCATATCCTTCAGGTGGAGCGATGTCGGCCGGATAGTCCTCCGGAGCATCGGGACGCCGGAGACAGAAGGCATCCTTGCCGAGCCGGTTGACCACGCTGCGATCGTCGTAGGTCGCCCACCCGAGGTAGGCGAAGAGCGTCGAGCCGAAGAGCATCGCGAGGGACGTGAACGCGGTCTGGTTTAGGACCGTGTCCTCGCCGAGGAAGAGGATATAGGCCATGCCGGCGGCGCACCCGACCAAGGTCGAGATCACCGCCGTCCGGCGTATCCTCCAGTTGTTTTCGTACTGGCGTTGCATCACAGGCGAGCCGCCTGCACATGCATCCAATCGAAGTTCCGGGCGCGGCCGAGGGAAACCCAACCCTCATCCTCCCAAGCCCGCCAGAACGGGATTGCGTCCGCCTGCGCGAGGCGAGCCTTGTCGCGGCCCCACGACAGTTGGTTGCGCTCCGGGTCGAAGTCGATCGCGATGGCGTAGGCGTGCATCGAAAGCCGCTCACCGCCGCGCATCTTGCGGACGTTGAAGCTCCCGCCGAATTTGTTGATGCCGAGCGCCGCGCGTTCCTTGGCGCTATAGACCGACCCGACGACGTGTAGGGCGCGCTCCGCCGAGGCCGCGACCTTTTTGTGCAGCGTCATCTTGCGCGCCGGGATGGACGTATCCCATGCAAGCACCATGTCGAAGGGCACTTGGATCGTGACCAAGCTGGAGCCGGGGTCGCCAAAAAATTTTGGCACTTCCGGCTGGCGCGGCCAGACGCGCGAGGCGAAGGCGTCGATACGCTTCGGCGGCGTGTCGTCGTTGCGGTCGACCGGGAGCGTGACGCCGGGCGGGAGGGCAGAGGCAGGGCGCTTCAGCGCGTCGGCGCGGAGCCGCTTGACGACTTCCGGGTCGGCCGTGCCGTCGATCGTGAGGCCGTTGACGCGCTCGAATTCCTTCAGCGCGGCAATGGTCTTCGGCCCGATATAGCCGTCGACCGCGCCAGACGTGAAGCCGTGCGCGGCCAGCCGGCTTTGAAGCCAGATGTTGAATTCCATCGTTCCGTTCCTTTGTGGCAGGCAACAAAAAGGCGGCCGGAGCCGCCCTTTCGTTGGTCGTGGTGGCCTAGTTTTAGGCCGTTATGCGCGCCTAGCGACCACGGCGGCTTGCGCGTCTGCGAGCCGCTTGGCGTGGGCGCGAGCCTTGGCCTCCGCTATGAGGTCTTCGGCCTCCGCTTCGCTCATAGGCTTGCCGGTGACGGCTTCGAAGAGCCATCGGGCGACCTTGCGGCCGTCGTAGGTCTGCCCGTCGGGATTGAGACAGGCTTCACCGAGCGTCTTGTCTGTGATCGCCATAGCTCACCACCAAATGAAGATGACGTAGGCCGTCGCGCCGACCCCCAAGAGGAAGCCGGCGACGGCGGCGAGCGCGTAGGGGAGGGCGGCCCGCATTAGGCCGCATCCTCGACCGGCGGCGCGTTCTCATTCGCCGCCGGATCGTCGTCTTCCGTGCCCATGCCGGAGCCTTCGCCGTCGAGAAGCACTTGCTCCGCGTCGGCGTCGAAGGAACCAGACAGGTGGCCGCGACGCTGAAGCTCCGCATAGAAGGTCGGCCGGGAAATCTCGCCGGCAACGCGCACCTTCAGGAGAGCATCAATCGAGGTCGCATCCTCCGCAACGTCGTCATCGAATTCGGTATTGACGTTGACCGAGGGCGCCCGCGTCGCGTCGGCCGCACCGCGAAGCTTCTCCGCGAACACGAAGGCTTGCTCCAGCGCGTCCTTCAGGTTCAGGGCCATGTTCTTGATCGCCGAGTTCTCCCGGCGCTCTTCGGCCTTGACAGAGGTCGCCGTGACCTCGCCGCCCGTCCCGCCGTTGTGCGGCTTCATGGCGAGAGCGGCCATCTCCGCCTCCAGCCTTTCGAGGTCTTTGAAGCCGCCGCCGATCGCCGCGCCCGACGGCTCGACATAGTACCACTTGCCTTGCGGGTCATCCGTGAGAAGCACCGCCTGGGGGCCGATCACGACAGGCTCATACCGGCCGTTCTTCCCGACCAGAGCGGACTTTTTTACGCCGGCTCCGGCGAGGATCGGGAAGCGCGAGTATTTCAGGATATGCCGCTGGTCGCTCGACGACTGGAAATGCTCGACGTTCTTCCATGCGAGGTCGACGAAGGGCGGCTTGACCGCGAAGCCCGTCTTGCGGAGCCGCTTGCCGGCGAAGAACGGGACAAGCGTGACCTCCTGAAGCGTGTTCGGGCCAGACGCCACGATCGACCAATCTCCGGCCTTGCCGTCGTCGCCGACCGGCTCTTCCCACAAATCCCAACCGTCCGCCCGCCAGTGCTTGACGCGGCGCACGGGGTATTCCTTGAAGCCGACCACCTTGACCGTATCGACCTTCAGGCGCGCGTCGATCACCATCGGGCGGCCACGGTCGACCGTGATCGTGCAGGACAACACGTCTTCGGCGCGGAAGTGGATGAAGTAGGGCCGGACGTTGTTGGCGATCTCGTCGGCCAGCGTCATGCCCGGAAGCGCCGCCGGCATGTCGACCAGAATGTAGGCGAGGCCGGCCGTGACGCCGTCTTCTAGGAAGTTCCGCGCAAACACGTCGAGCGAGTTGCCGAGGAAGTCCACGTCGTCGACCATTAGGTCGTAGAAGGGATCGTAGCCGGACCCGGCGACAAGGGTCACGGGAACGGCCATAGGCTTGCCCACAGCCTGCGCAACGGCTTGCTCCAGACGGTTCGTCAAGACCGTCTCCGCCTTGCGCGTGTCGTACTCCGTTTGCTCTTCGGCCGGATGCTTCGGGAGATAGGCTTCTCCCGCGTCGCGAAGCGCTTGCGTGCCGGCCATGACCGTCCGGAGAACGGCCATGCTTGCCTGATTGGCGAGGTAATCGCCCGACGGCTCCGTCGGGTCCAGTTTATCGTTTGCCATTGAACTTCCCCACAAATCCCCCGCCTGTCTCTTCTTCCAAGAGAAGGTCGGTAAAAGCCCAAACCAGAGCGTCGACACGGTCAGGCGAGTAGCCGGCGGCCTTGCGATCGAAGTCGATCGTTAGCTCGCACATTTGCTCTTCCAACGTCTCGAAATCGCCGACGTGGATGACCTTGCCTTGCTCATAGAGGGCGGACACAGGCTCCGCGCGGATGCCTTTTCCTTTGGTGGCGCGGACCTGAATGACCGGCGCATACGGCATGACCGTTCGCACCGTGCTTTCGACCATGTCGCCGCCCTGATTGACTTCGGCGACGACGGCGTCGGCGCTCCACTTCCGGAACAATTCGGCGACCTTTTTCGCCCAATCGTCCGGCTTGCCCTTCATGGACGCGTCATCAAGGACGTAGCCGTTGCCGTCGTCATCCTTGCCGGCCACGATCAGGCCATGCTCGTCGCTTCCGGGGTTGTTGGAGACAGCCGGGTCAACGGAGACGACGATACGCGTGATGCCGAGCGCGTGGACGATCTCGACCGGCGAGAGGGCGGCCATGAGGTCCGGAGCGTGCTTGATGATCTCATAGCGCCAGAGAGCGTTTTCGTTCTCGTTGGCGAATAGGCCGTCAAGGAAGCGCTGCCTCTTGCGAGCGGGCAAGCTCTCCAGCGTCTTCAGATACTCCGGCGCGAGATTGTCCCGGTTGTCGACCGGGTTCATCTTGATATGAGCGTAGTTGTCCGGATCGGTGAGGGCGCGGCCCGTCTCCGGGTCGACCTTCTCGATAAAGGACTTGTAGCTCCAGTGCCGCTTGGAGGGCGGGTTGCAGTCGTAGAACGCCTTCAGCTTCAGCCCGGTTTGCTGCGCAAGGCGCGACATGGCGGTCGTGACGCTGTCGTAGGCGATTTGCGACACTTCGTTGAAGTAGAGGGTCGCGAATTCCTGACCTAGCACCTTCTCGACGCGGTCCTTGTCGTCGAGGCCGCCCATCCATATCGCGCTCTCATTCGGGAGCGTGATGACCCCTTCGACCTTGTTCGTCTCATAGGGCACGTTCGGGAAGCATAGCCGCATCATCTTCGGCCATGTGTCCGCCCAAATGGACGCCATCAGGTGATTTTGCCGATAGCGCCAGATGGCATGACGCGAGCCGGGAGCCTTGATCGCCCGGAGCGCGATGATGCGGCAAAAGCCGAAGGTCTTTCCCGATCGCGAGCCGCCGTAGCCCATGACGTGTTGGGCGGGTCCGGAGACAAGCCGGACTTGGTCCGCTTGCTTCGGCGTCTTGACGAAGGCGCTCACGGCTAGACCTGTGCGTCGTCGGCGTCGATATGGACCGCGATCTCGCCCGTCCGCTGCTCGACCTTATCGGACTGGCCGAGGCGCTGTTTGCCGAGCCAAATGAGCATCTGCGGATTTTTCTTTTTGATCGCCACGTCGATTTGCGCGAGCGAGATCGCGAGGTCCATTTTCGCGCGGCCTTGCTCGATCGCCTCGTCGGCCTCCGGCCATTTCTTCCGGAAGTTGTTGAAGGCGGTCAGGCTCACACCCTGATAAGCGGCCATGCGCTCGATCGTGATGCCGGCCTGTCCATACTGATTGAGAGCCTTCAGCGTCTTTTCGTCGGGGACCATTGCTTCGGGGCGACCGGGCTTGCCGGGAATGCGGAAGGGGTCCGCTTTCTTCGTCGAACCTTTCGGCCTGCCACCCTTGTTTTTCTTCGGTTCGCCAGTTGCCATCTTAAACCCCCATTCCAGTCACCCGGCCGTGAAGTCGGGCAACGCCTTGCGGTCGCGGGCCTTGCGGTCATCGCGACAAAAAAATTTGACATAACAAAAAAACTTGTTGCACGTCATTCGTGACTAGGGTACAACGTACCCATTGAAGCATTCCCTACCACGGAGCTTAGAAATGCCTCTCTCCAACCGCACCTTCGGCGTCGAAATCGAATGCATCATGCCGCTTGGCTGGACGAAGGGTAAGGTCGCGACGCTTCTCCGCTCGCTTGGCCTCGCCGCCTACTGCGCAAGCTACGGCACGCCGACCGCGTCGCATTGGAAAGTCCAGCCGGATAGCTCGACCGGCCACAATGGTTGCGAGATCGTTTCGCCGGTCCTGTCTGGCGAGGAAGGCATCGCCACCGTTCGCCGCGTTGCACAGGCGCTCACCACCGCCGGCTTCGCGGTCAACACAAAGACCGGCTTGCATGTCCACTTCGGCGCGTCGGACCTCAACGCGAAGTCGATCGCCAATCTCGCCAAAATGTACGTTTGGTTCGAAACGTTCTTCGACCACGTCATGCCGAAGAGCCGGCGCGCGACGAATAATTCCTACATCAAGAGCAACCGTAACGCGCTTGGTCACGGCTACGGGACGGATGCGGTTAACGCGGCGATGGCTCGCATTGACCAGAACGCCGGTTCCATTCACGCGCTAATGACGACGATCTCTCCGGAGCGCTATCGCAAGCTCAACCTCCGCAACCTGACCAACGGCAAGGGCACAGTCGAGTTTCGCCAGCATTCCGGCACGGTCGACCCTGACAAAATCGAGAACTGGATCAGGCTTCTTGACGCCTTCGTCGCAAAGGCGCTCGTTACCCGCATCCGGCCGCGCCGCGTCGAGCGTGACTTGACCCCGATCGAAGAAATGCGGCAACTTTTCGACATGGTCGCCGTCGACAAGCCGGTGCGCGCCTTCTACCTCGCGAGGCGGAAGGAAATCGCACGGATCGAAGCGGCCGGCCAAACCGTTATGGCGGCATAAGGGAGGCCGCGACCCGCAATGCCTGTACCCCCCAAGACCATGCATGACGACTGGACGCCGGAGCTAAAGGAACTGATTTCCTTGGCCGGCGTCTCCCGCCCCGAAGCCGCCGAAGCCTTGCGCATATCGCTCGATACACTCAACTCTTGGCTGAAGCCCGACACGTCGCGAAGCGCTCGCCCAACGCCTATGTGGGCGGTCGACCTATTCCGCTACAAGTTCGCCGGCCGGTTGAGCCTTGCCGCGCGTCAGACCGCATCACAAAACAGTGATGCGCCGAATTGAAAGTTCCGGCACGTCGTATAGGCGGCGGGCTTGTGACCAAATTTATTTGCCGCAGCCTGACCGTCGAACGGGATTAGCTCCGCGTTCCGGAGAAGCACCCGCTGGCCGCCCTCGTGGAGGTCGAGGCCGGCGTGCGCGCCTTGCTTGACCCGCGCCGCCAGATGCCGGTTGTTGCTCCAGACATACGGCCGCGAGACGCCGCACACATAGACGATATCGCCCTCCGCATAGCCGGCGAGCTTGCGCCATTCGTTGACCGGGACGCGAAGCCCGAAGTCGCCCTCGTAGTCGCCGACAAGGCATTGCGCACAGTGCCGGCGAGGGTCGAAGCCCGTGACGCGCTTCATCCATAGATAGCCGTGGCCCGTCACGCGGTTGCTGCCGGGAACGTCAATCCGATATTCCAGCATAGAAGCGCTCCATCGCCGCCGTCATGTCGAGGGCACGCCCTATGCGGCGCTCTCCGACAAGCGGCAAGTCGAATTCGAACCGGATAGCCGCCTCTACTGACAAGCGGTCAAGCTCTCGCACCTTGACGGCCTCGATCTGCCACGCCGAGCGGTCCCGATGGCTATTCAGCACGCGGAGGCCGTAGGTTTCGCAGAGCCGCGCCACGTCGTCTTTCGTGTGGTACTTTTGGAAGAACCACTTGCCCTCGCGATACATGCCGGCGAGGCCGTTCGCGTCGAGGCACTCCAGCCGGCGGCGGTAGCGCCGCGTGGGCGCTTCGATCGTCTTGTCGAGGTAGCCGTGAATTTCTTCGATCGACCGGCCGGAGAAGAACACGCGTCCGGTCGGCTCCGTGAGGAAATTCAACATCGTCATGACGGCCGCTTCCGCCTCGACCGTGTCGACAGAATTCAGCACGCTATCGCACACGACAGCATGGAAGCGGCCCGCCGAGGCCAGCCGGCGGATTAGCCGGTCGATCATCCGTTGCGTCGAAGCCACGTCGAGAAGCCGCGTCGTGCCCTTGCGCCGGAAGAATTCAAGCTCATAGGCGTCGAAGCCTTCCGCCTTCAGCCGACGGAAATAGTCGCCCTGGCCTGACCCGAAGTCGAGGAAGCTCGCGCCGGGATTGACCTTCAGCCACGGGATGACGAAGCGCTCATAGATCGCGCTCGCGTTCGCCTTCTTGTCGCCCTCGCCACGGAGGCGGGGAAGCTGCGCAAGCGTCTGGACATAGGTTTCGCGCTTCAGCCCGTCATAGCTGAAAACGCCGTACTGGCGATCGAGGAAGCTCCGGTAAAGCTCTTCCTCTTCGTCCGGCACGGCAAAGACCGTGAGCGGGGCGCGGAGCATCTTGGCCGCCAGCGCGTATTGAGCCGCGTGGATCACCTTTCCGCTGAAGGTCGCGACGACGCCGCCCCATGAGCCGTAGCGGCTTATGAGATCGCAGATTTCCATCCGCACGGTCGCGCCGGGCGCCCTCATGTTGCCGGTGATCTTCGCCGTGTTCTCGACGACGTGATAGCCTTTGCGCGTGAAGCCGCCGGGGATCATGGCGTTCTCGCCGCCCCGGTCGAGATCGGTGCCGTTGTGCAACTGGTTGAACCGGACTTCGTCGTAAGTCGTCGTGTTCTTGCCGAGCAGATAGACGGGCGCGGTCGTGACGCCGATCGCGCGCAATGCCTTCGTGCGTTGGTGGCCGGCGACCAAGAGATCGCCGCGCACGATCAGCGGCTTCACCAAGCCGAGCGTGTGGATGCTTTCGCCGAGCTTGGCGAGGTCCGCTTCGTCGATCTTGCGCGGGTTGTAGTCCGCCCCGCGAAGGCCGGTGATATCGTAGTTAAGATGCAGCATGTCACCCCCCGACGTGGTCCAGAACGTAGGCGACGAAGCCGTAAGGCGCTCCGTTCGCGTCGTTGTATTTGGCGAGGGCGCGGTCGAGCCGCTTGATCTCGTCTTCGGTGATCGGAATGCGCTTGTCGCCGTAGGAGAGATAGTCCTTGTCGGCCCCGCTGGTCCCTTCGTCGCCGTCCGACGACATATCGAGATCGTCGTCGGTCAGCGGCTTCATGAGATCGTCAAGCTCGTCTTCGTCGAAGCCGGTGAGGTCGAGATCGTAGCCTTCCGCGTTCAAGTCGTGGAGCAAGCCGGTCAGAAGCTCGTCATCCCAATCGCTGTCTTCGGCGAGGCGGTTGTCGGCGATCACAAGCGCTTTCTTCTGCGCGTCGGTGAGGCCGAAAATCTGGATATGCGGAACCTCCGCCAGCCCCATCTTCGTCGCGGCGAGCTTGCGGCGATGGCCGGCCAGCAGCATCGAATTTTCGTCGATCAGAACCGGGTTGGTGAACCCGAATTCGCGGATCGAGGCGACCACCTTGGCGACCGCGTCGGCCGAATGCTTGCGCGGGTTGCGCGCATACGGGACAAGGTCGGCAACCTTCGACGTGCCGGCGACGTGCTTTAGCTTGGTTTTCATAGCGTGGCCTAATTTTTAACAACGGGGATTGACAAGTCGTGGCCTAATTTCTAACCATTAGAGATCACGCAACGGAGAACCCATGACGAAGAAACCCACAACGGCCCGGTTCGACCCGGCTTTCACGGCGGCCAAGCTCACGGCCATCCGTGAGAAAGTCGGCCTCTCGCAAAGGGCGATGGCGATTGAGATCGGCATCGCTCGCCAGACCTATGCGAACTATGAGCATGGCGTGGTCGACATTCCGAAAGTCGTCGGCCTCGCCTGCGAAATGATCGCGCTTACCCGTTCGGCGCTACCCAAGCCGCCGCCGGAGCCGAAGCCGGAGCCGGCGAAGCCCAAGCCGAAGGCCAAGGCCAAGCCCAAGGCGAAGCCGGCGGCAAAGGCGAAGGCGAAGCCGGCGACGGCGGAGACGCCGAAGGTTGCCGAGGCGGAGCCTAAGAACTGGTTCCCGGCCAAGAAGACGAAGACGCCGGCCCGCAAGGCTGCGAACAAGACCCCGCAAATTCTCATGGAAATGCGCGTCAAGCGCAAAGCCCGTGAGCTTCGCAAGGCCAAGGCCAAGTGACCCCAACCCCTACCACGGAGAAGACCATGACCCTGTATTTCGCCTACGGCTCAAACCTGAATATCGAACAGATGCGTTCGCGCTGCCCGGCGGCCGTGCCGCTTGGTCCCTGCAACCTTTCCGGCTACCGGCTGGTCTTTCGCGGCGTCGCGGATATCGCGCCGGTCGAGGGAGGGACCGTTGCCGGCGGACTGTGGCGCATAACCGCCGATTGCGAAGCCGCGCTCGACCGCTACGAAGGCGTATCGAGCAGGCTCTACCGGAAGGAATATATCGAAGTCGCGATGGAAGACGGGAGCAAGGAAGACGCGCTCGTCTACATCATGAATTCGAAATCCATCGTCCCGCCCGGCGACTACTATCTCCAGACGATCGCGGACGGATACGTCGACTTCGGGCTTGACCCGGCGACGCTCCGCGATGCGGTCATGCGTTCCGTCACCCATGCGGTGATCGCGAAGGGCAAGAACAAGCGCCTGAAGGTCGCCTAGTCGTCCGTCTGGTCGACCACGTCGACCCGTTTCCAGCCGGTGCCGCACAGTTTGCAGCGGCATCGGCTGATTATCTCGCCCTCCTTGGCGTGTGTGCCGGAACGGATGACCGACCCCGGCTCCGTGGCGTCGTCGCACCGAATGCAGCGGCTCGCCGGCTTCAATCCCTTTGCTCTCATTGTCAGCCTCTCCGGCGCTCTTCAGCGGCCTTCGCTCGACGCGAGGCGCGGTTGTTCCCGACGATCTCTCCGCGCGGTGCCTTGGGCGGCACAGGCAAGGCCGCCAGAGGGCTTTGCGCGAGCGCGCGGTCGCCGGTAGCGCCGAGCGCGGCCACAAGCGCCCACGCCGCGATTGCAAGGTTTCTGCGCTGGCGCATGGTCGACCCCCTGAAATGAAAAAGGCCGACGCTCGAAAGCGCCGGCCTTGCATTGCGATCGTCTCAACCCCCGTATCGACGATCGCGTCCCCTACCACGGAGTATGCGGGGAGTTCCCCGCCTGCATTTAACCCTTTACAACAACTTTATTTGTCGAGGAAGCGCACCCCCGACTTTTCCCGCGCCGAGTTGGCGAAAAATGCTTGACAAGGGCGGCGAGGCCGGCCCGCACCTTCTCCGGATCATCCGGGTCCATATCGCGGACGATAACGTCGTAAACCGCGTCGAAGCATCCCCGCCCGCCACGCGCTATCGCGCGGGCCGCCGACGCATAGCGCCGCTTCAGGGAAGCGATCTGCGCGTCGTTTAGCTCGCCGCGAACGCTCATGAACGGGCTGGTCGTAGCTCCGTAGTCGAGCGCCTTGACGACAGCGGGCGGCATGTCGACGATGCGCTTGTAGGCCGTGAATAGCTCGCCGAAGTTTTCGCCGGCCGCATGTTCCTTTTGCGAGATCGCGCCGGCAATCATGAGCCGGCCAAGCGCATAGCCATAGCGCCGGTCGTTGATATGCGAGCGGCCGTGCCCGATCCTTTTGTCGCCCGGCAAGAGCGCGCCGTGGTGTCGGCGACGCTGCGCAAGCACAATGTCTCGCGCCGTTTCCTTCAGCTTTGCCGCGTGGTAGTTGCCGTCAATCTTGCCGTCGGGCCTCCGAGGCACACCGACCTTGCGTTTGCGTCCCGCCATTTCCGCCTTCCCCGTTGAACGATGGAAGGCAACACCCCTATGCGAAACGGGGGGCCGCATCTTGCGCGCGGCTCACCCCTTCAGGCCGTCCCGACTTAGAACGGGATTTCGTCGTCGAGATCGCGCTGCGACCGCCCACCGCTGCCACGGCCGAAGTCGCTGCCGCTGGAGCCGCCGCCGTTATCGCGGGGTTGGCGGTAGGACGGTTCGCGCTGGCCGCCGCCGTCGCGGGCGCCCTCGCTGTCGCCGCCGCCGACCGACTGGAGCATCGTGAATTCACCCCGGAACTTCTGAAGGACGACTTCCGTCGAGTAGCGATCGGAGCCGCTTTGATCCTGCCACTTGCGCGTCTGGAGCGCGCCTTCGACATAGCACTTCATGCCCTTCTTGGCGTATTGCTCGACGATCTTCGCGATGCCTTCGTTGAAGATGACGACGTTGTGCCATTCGGTCTTCTCGCGGCGCTCGCCTGACTGTTTGTCGCGCCACGTTTCCGAGGTCGCCACGCGGATATTGACCACCATGTCGCCGCTATTGAGCCGCCGGACCTCCGGGTCCGCCCCAAGATTGCCGATCAGGATGACCTTGTTGACGCTGCCTGCCATTTGTTCGTCTCCGTTCTCTTCGTGGTAGGTGAGGTATTTCGCTCGCAGCTTCGCGAGCAGGGCCAAAGTATGCCGGGCGAGGTCGAAGTCGGCCCCGTCCAGCCATGATTGAACGCGGCGCTCCGCGTTCAAAATCGTTGTGTGATCCTTGCCGAAGTAGCGGCCGATCATCGGAAGCGACGCGTGGACGCATAACTCTCGCATGAGCCACATGGCGATCTGCCGGCGGTTGACGATTTCCCGCGACCGCCGGTTGACGTGAAGCTCCGCCTTCTTGATCCCGAAGTGGCGGCAAACCTCGCGCGCAACGTCTTGCATTTGGATGGTGGCAATACCGCACCGATCGTCGATGCCTTCGAACGGCGACGGATGCTCCGCCCCGTACAGGCCGCTCGGCTCCGGTTCGGAGATAAGCCGGGTTAGACCGAGCGCGTCGAGTTCGGCGCGAACGGCTTCGGCGACTTCCCGGCGGCGCTCCGCCGCTTCCGCGATCTTACGGGCCTCGTCTTCCGGCGAGGGCGGCAGCAATTGGAGCGGCTGCGGCGACGACGCTGTCGACGGGATAGCCGAGGCTGGCGATGCGAGCGACGGCTTCGGCTTCCGTGAGAGGTTTACGCGTTTCGGCTTGCCGTATAGGCGTTGCCGGCGGCTCTCCGCTTCCTCCTTTAGCCTCGCTAGTACGCTGTCGACTAGCTGGTCGCGCTCGTCGGGCGCTTCGTTCTCCAGCAACAATTTTACTCTCCGATCCTGTGGTAGGAATTTGGAAATTCGGGCGGATTAGACCCCACCGCTTCACGATCTCGATTGCCGCGTCGAGGGACTTGGCGATCTCGTACTCAAACCCGGCGGCTTCTATGTCTCGCCGGAATTTCTTTTGGTTGTCGTTGGCCGCGCCCCTCTTGGATTTAAGCTCCAAAAAGTAGGACCGACCCGCGTGCCAGAAGATCAGGTCGGAAACCCCGTCCCGCATCCCCATGCGATGAAGCTTTTTCAAATACCGGGCGAGCCGTTTCCCCTGATTGGGGACATGGGCGAACACGACGCCGGGAATGAGAATGTCTTCTAGCAGGGCGACGAAAGCGATCTGGAGATCGTCTTCGGGATGCTGCCTCTTGGCCTTGCCGCCGCGCCCGGAGGCGCGACGGAGTTTCGTGTGGAGCGAAGCGAAGCGACGCTTCACGCGCGCCCTCTAAGCGGCGGCAAACCCGCCAGCATGTTGCCGGCGCTCGACAAGGCCCGCCGGAGCCTCACCTTCAGCCTCACGGCCGCTACTATGAGCCGCCAGAAGCAAAGTTCTATCAGTCGCATTCAAGCCTTCCTCGTTTAGGCCAGCCTGCGCTTCGATCATCAATGCCGCCCCATGCCGCCGGCATTCGTCCCGGTAAGCTTGCTGGAGCATGACGATCAAATCGTAGGCGTAGGATTTGGCCGGTCGATAGCGGAGGGTCCAGAGCATTTGATAGGGCAGGGAATGGCGACCCGAAAGAGCAACCATAGCATTGTCGGTGTCACCCGACCCCCGTGCCTCAAGCTTTATCATTTCCCGCGCCATCTTCCGCGCCTTTTCGATGTAATCTTTCAAGACAACCTCCTGTTTAAACTACAAAGACATTTTTCAAACTCGCAAGCGACCCTGTGTTAGGTATCGCCCTGTTCACGGAGTTTCAGAATGTCTTGGGAGCCAATCGGTAGTCTTTCGATTATCATTATTACCGACTTGCGGGAGCGCCTAGATAACGCAAGCGCGACCGCTGCACCCGTACCCGACCCCCGCGCGACCAAAGACGCGCGGGCCATTGCTATGCCATCCCCAACGCGGCCATGTAGAGTTCGAGGATTGCTTCCTCTTCCTGCCTCTCCGCCTGATCCTGTTTCCTAAGTTTCAGGATGGCGCGGACGGCCTTCGTATCGAAGCCCGTGCCCTTCATTTCGGCGAAGACTTCCTTGATATCGTCGCCGACCGTCTTCTTCTCTTCCTCCAGCCTCTCGACGCGCTCGATGAACGCGCGGAGCTGGCCGGCCGCTACCGTTTGGGAAGTCGCCGTCACTTCATCCGTCATTCGCTATTTAGCTCCGTTGTGGTAGAAACGATGCCGCTCGCCGAGACGTGGGGCCTTGGCGGAGCGGCAATCACAATGAAGCATCTTTGCGGTCATGACAACAAAAATTGTTAGAGACGATGAAAAAAAACAACGCGCGTGCGAAGGCCGGTGAGATGAGCGACGAAGCCGGTGAGACGATAGGTGAGCGCGTGCGCAAGGCGCGCGAGGCCAAAAAGATGACACAACGCCAACTGGCGATTGCTGTCGGCACTTCGCAGCAGGCCATTCACAACCTCGAAACCAAGGACAAGGGCGGCTCCACATTCCTTGTCCCTATGGCCGAGGTTCTTGGTGTCTCCGCCGAATACCTCTGGTCTGGAAAAAGTGGTGACGCCCGGAAAAAAGGGGATGACAACAATAAGGGTATACGCATACAGGCACTCCCCGACCGTGCCCCGATCATAGGCAGCGTGGGAGCCGGCGTCTGGAGAGAACATCAAGTGAACTTGGCAGCGCATACAGGAGAGGAAATCCCCTATCTCCCAACAACTCGACACGCCGGACTGCCCCAATACGGGCTGAAGGTCGAAGGCAATTCGTTCAACAAGGTGGTGAGGCCCGGCGAATACGTCGCGGCGGTGTTCTGTCAGGACGGCGCGTCCCCGATCCCCGGTGACATTGTCGTAATCGAAAAGCGCAATGCGGGTCTTTTCGAACTGACCCTGAAGCGCCTTACCCACCAAAACGCCGACACGATCGTCCTTTCTCCGGAGAGCGACGACAACAGCTACACGCCTTTGATCGTCAATGCGGCCGGCGACGAGAATGTCCGCATCGTCGCCGTCGCGATCGGGAAGTATCAGGCGTTTTAGCGTCAACAAATTTTTTTGTTGACGGCCGCGTGGTGACAAACTAGATTGTCAGCGTTCACGGAGAACGCCCACGCAATGTCCTACCACATGACATAGCAAAAGCCGGCTTCGGACCTCCGATGCCGGCTTTTTCTTTTCGGGCTTCTCCGCGCCTTACCACAAAAAAACGCGGAGCTTGGTTAATGACAACCCCTAATGCAGAGTACCGCCTTCGCCTCCAGACGGAGGCCGCCAAGGCGCTGATTTCCGACATGCGCGGGCAGCACGGAGCCGACATTTTCGACGGCGACGAAGAATTCCTCGCCGACACGATCGAAGGCGAGACGGGCCTAATTCCGGCGATCGAAGCCGCCCTCAAGTCCCGCGACGAAGACTTGATGCTCGCCGAAGGCGTCGCCAAGCGCATTGAAGAGCTTCAGACGCGATTGAAGCGCCTGAAGGACGCCGCCGAGCGCAAAAAGTCGATCGTCGAGCGCGCAATGGTCGCGGCGGAGATCAAGTCGCTTCCGCTCCCGGTCGCAACCCTCACGATCTCCAAGAGGGCGCCCGGCTTGATCGTGGTCGAAGAGGCCGACATTCCGTCGGAGTTCTGGAAGCCCGTAGAGCCGCCCGCGCCGAAGCTCGACAAGGCGGCGCTCGCCAAGGCGCTCCGCGACCGCAAGGCTGCGGTCGAAGCGGCGCTCGCCGAAGTCGACCGGCTGCAAGACCCTGAAGAGCGCAAGGCAGCGGTCGAGGCCGCATATGCCGCCCATCCGAAGATCCCCGGTGCCGACCTCGACAACGGCGGCGTCTCCCTCTCGATCCGGAGCAAGTAGCATGGCGAATTCGCTGTCACCTATCATCCATACGCCAGCCGCCGCCGCGCTGGCGCTGTCCGCCTCGCAACTGAAGCTCGTCAAGGAAACGGTCGCGAAGGATTGCAACCCGCAAGAATTCGACCTTTTCATGGAATTCTCGCGGTCAATGGGCTTGAACCCGTTCCGCCGGCAAATCCTGCCGATGGTCTTCAACAAGGGCAACGCGAACAAGCGCCGCATGACAATGATCGTCACGCGCGACGGCTTGCGCGTGATCGCCTCGCGATGCGGCAACTACCGGCCGGCATCCGAGCCGGCGAAGATCGTCTTTGACCCTTCCCTGAAGGGGCCGGGCAACCCGAAAGGCATCCTCTCCGTCTCCGTCACGCTCTGGCAGCGCGACGTTGATGGCACTTGGTGGCCGGTCATCGGCGAGGCGTATTGGGATGAATTCGCGCCGCTGAAATATGGGCCGGACGCCTATGAAGATACGGGCGAAACGTGGCCGGACGGCAACCCGAAAATGCGCCTGAAGCCCGGCGCGGTGCCGACGGTTCTCGACGCCGATGGCAATTGGCCGAAGATGCCGATCGTCATGATTACCAAGTGCGCCGAAATGCAGGCCCTTCGCGCCGGCTGGCCGGAGCAATTTTCCAACGTGTATGCGGAGGAAGAAA